GGAAGGGATTTGTGAGTTATGGCGAAGGCAATACATTTCCGCAATATCTCATTGAACTATACAACGAATCGCCAGTGCATGGAAGTATTGTAAACTCAATTGCGTTCATGATAGCTGGACAAGATTTTGTTTCAACAAGCGCAGAAGCATCAACTGAAATTGCACGATTGCAATTAGATAAGATAAGACATTCAACCGCATTAGATTTAAAGCTACATGGCGGATTTTATTGGGAGGTAATATGGTCAATGGACAGAAGTACCATCGCTCAAATTAATCATCTTCCTTTTGAGAATTGTCGTTTATGTGTGAGTGATGACAATGACGATATCAATGGTATTTATTACTCGCGTGATTGGAACGATAGCAGAAAGAAAAAAAATATACCTGCGTATATACCGATGTTTAATGCGGAGTATAAAGATGAATATCCAAAGCAAGTTTTGTTTGTACACTCGATTGTACCGGGAAGTGAATACTATCCAAAACCCGACTACATAAGCGCAGTAAACAACATCGAGTTAACGCGTCAGATTAGCGAGTACCAAGTTAATTTGATTTTAAATGGTTTCTTTCCTTCATTGATTACGTCATTCAATAATGGCATTCCATCGTTAGAGGAACAGCGAATGATTAAAAACCAATTGCAACAAGCGATTCAAGGCGCGGAGAATGCAGGTAAGGTGTTGACATTCTTCAATGAGGATAGGGATAGAGGTGTTGAGTTTACTCCGTTTCCTGTGTCCGATATGGACAAACAATTTGAAACATTGGTAGGACAGGCTGTTGAATCTATATTGGTAGGTCATCGCGTAACTTCACCGTTGTTATTTGGTATTCGTGATGGTGGTGGATTAGGCAGCAATACCGATGAGATGAAACAAGCCATGAGAATCTTCATGAAACAAGTGGTTGAGCCATTTCAACGCATGATTACGGACAGCATCGAGTATTTATTTTCAACCGTTGCAATAAATGCCAACATTGAAATCACTCAAAATGATTTGTTCCAAGATGCTCAAACAAGCATGAATAATGCGCCATCGATAGACGTTGCGAGTCAAGCATTGAATGGAGCGCAGATAGCTTCATTGTTGGAGATTATCGTTCAAACAACTGCGAATGTGTTAACCATTCCATCCGCGAAGGCAATCACAAAGGCAGCGTTCCCAACGATGAGCGATGAACAAATAGGTAGCATTTTTGATAACCTATCGAATGTAGTTATTGATCCTACTCAAGTAGTCCAAAAAAAAAAAGTTAAGTGCGAACACGAAAGCGTTTCTGAAATTGATGAAGTCAATTTAGATGACATCGCAGAGGACTTAATCGCATTAGGTGAAGAACCGAATGAGGATTGGATTTTGTTAGACAGTTACGATGTTGATTACGAAAATGATGACATTGAAAACGAAGCATTAGCGCACATATTCGATGGCATCGAACAAGTGAAACAAGCGGTAAGTACAGGAACTGCCAAACCAAACGCAACGAGTGACCAAGATAAAGTAATTGATGGAAAAACTTACTACGTTCGTTATCGTTACAGCGGTAGATTAACAGCATCTTCAAGGCCATTTTGTCGCAAGATGATTTCCGCTGATAAGCTATACCGCAAAGAAGATTTGATGGCATTGAATAACAAGGCAGTTAATCCAGGTTGGGGACCCTATGGTGCTGATACATATAGCGTCTGGTTGTATAAAGGCGGAGGCAACTGTGGCCATATATTCAAGAAGGAATTATACATTAGCGCAAAAGGATTTGGATTGGATTTAAACAACCCAAACGCAAGAAAAAGAGCGTGGAGCATGGCGGAAAAAGCTGGGTATAAAGTACGCAACAATTACTTAGTTGAAACGCGTCCGAAAGATATGCCCTATAATGGATTTTTACCAGACAATCCACGTTTTGGAATCAAATAAATACGAATAAAAATGGCAATACAACCCGAAATACTTTTAATTACAGAGGATTACTTAAAGAAATACACAGCCATCACAGATGCTGTTGATCCAAACATTATCAGACCTGCCATTTATTTGGCGCAGGATAAGCAAATAACCAATTATTTGGGTACTGATTTAATGAATAGAATCAAAGCGGATGTTAGCGGAGGAACTTTATCAGGCGATTACGAAACATTGCTCAATGATTACGTGTTAAAATCGTTATTGTGGTGGACAATGGTTGAGTTATATCCATCATTATTGTACAAACATGACAACGGTAATTTGGTGAGCCGACAAAGTGAAGATACAACGCCAGTCACAAAGGGCGAAATGGAATCATTAAAGGAAGCTGCACGCGACAACGCTCGTTATTACACCAATCGTTTGGTGCAATATTTATGCTACAATAGTTCATTGTTTCCCGAATACACATCGAACACCAACAACGACATTTCACCTGATCGTAACCCATACGGCAAGAGTAGTTTTTTAATTAGCGATTCATACAGACATAACCGATTAAGATGGACAATAAAAGATTTCCTGCCCCCATCGTATTGAACCGAAAAAAGCAATACGAAAAGTTATTGAAGCAATATCTGAAGAAACAATACGAGGCAAAGAAATGATGAAGGAGTTGTTGTTTTTAAAGACAAAATATTGGCTACTCGCGTTAGTTACAATCTTCCTTCCAATAAAAGAACTAATGATTACCATTGGTTTTTTAGTTGGCGCGGATATGGTTGTTGGAATTTGGAAGGCAATAAAGTTAGGCATTAAGATTCGTTCACGCAGAATGAGCGACAGCATCACGAAAATGCTATTGTATCAACTCGCCATCGTTAGCGGTTTTTTAATTGAAACCTACATAATAGATCAGTTAATCCCCATCACTAAATTAATTGCAACGGTGGTAGCTGTGATTGAGTTTAAATCAATTGTCGAATCAATTGAAGCTGTTACAGGCAAAGATTTGTGGGGTAAGATAAAGACGTTGGTAGGTAGGAAAAACGAGGATATTAAAGACATCATGAACGATGAGCCAACTAAGTAAATACACCACATTGCAAGAAGTCATTAAAAGCAATCAAGCGAGTGTACTTCAAATCCCTAACATTCCAAATTCCGAGCAGGTTGCGAATTTAAAATTGGTATGTACTGAGGTATTTGATAAAGTTCGGGAACATTTTGGAAAACCAATTGGGATTAGCAGTGGATTCAGATCGGTTGAATTAAATCAACGCATTGGTGGTGCTAAAGCATCGCAGCACATGGAGGGAAAAGCACTCGATATTGATGGCGATTTGTATGGAGGTGTGAGTAATAAAGCGATTTTTGATTACATTAAAAATAATTGTACATTTGACCAACTCATTTGGGAGTTCGGCACAGAGAACAATCCCAATTGGGTTCATGTTAGTTATAACAAAGGAGTAAATAGAAAACAAATACTACGAGCGATTAAAAGTGGTGGGAAAACTATTTACAGACCTTTTTAACTATGACAAAACAACCAACAAAATCAGAGTTAGCGCGTGAATTACGAAGTAGATTTCCGGACGCTCCAACTCTAACACTCGCAAAGAAATTAGCTAAAGAGCATTTCGAAACATTTTTAAGTGTGGAGGAAGCACGTTCTATCTTGCGCTATATCGAAGGAAAAAATGGAATAAAAAGCAAAAAAGATTTAGGGCCTAAAACATCATTCGTAAAGGACAAAGAACGGTCACGCAATCCATTCAATTTACCGAAGTCGTATGCGAAAGGAAGGAAGCATTTTGATATTAAAGGCCAAAAGGTTTTGATATTATCCGACATTCACATCCCTTACCATGACATCGATGCGTTAAGCGTTGCAATTCAAACAGGAATTGATGAGGATGTTGATACGGTTGTTTTGAATGGGGATGCGCTCGACTGTCACATGATTAGTGATTTTGTTAAAGACCCAAAGAAAAGAAAATTCAAAGATGAGTTGTATGCAATGCGCAGTTTTTTGAGTGAGTTACGTCGCCAATTTCCAAACGCGGAAATCATTTACAAGGAAGGAAACCATGAAGAACGATACTGGCGATATATGCGTGTGAAAGCACCGGAACTATTCGACATTGATGCGTTCGATTTCCCAACACTAACCCATTGCGATAAGCATAACATCAAATGGTTGGATGGAAAGAGCAAATTAAACATTGGTGGATTGTCGATATTTCACGGCCATGAATTTGGAAAGCAATTTTTACCAAGTGTAAACGTGGCGCGTGGGTTGTTTTTAAAGACAAAAGCGAATGCTATGTGTGGCCATCATCATCAAACTGCGGAGCATACTGAACGCGATGTTAATGGAAAGGTAATTACTTGTTGGGGTGTGGGTTGTTTATCTGAATTGTCACCCGATTACAATCCCTACTCAAAATACAATCACGGATTCGCCATCATTACGCGAGGAATAAACAAAGCATTTCACGTTAAAAATTACCGCATACATGAAGGAGCAATATATTAAGTGGATTGCGTTTGTTATTGGGTTAATCATTGCATTCATTGTGGGGAAAAATTCATGCAAACCTACATGGGGACAAATTGTCACCACCTCCGATACGGTTGTAGTTCTAAAGGCACGAATCGACACGATACAAAAGGAACGAATTAAACTAAAGACGATTTATGAAAAGCAGGTTGATACTATTTATTTGTATGATTCTATTGCCATTGATAGCGCATACACAAAAGCAATACAAAAGCTACGCGATTACGAACGCGCTGGATTCTATCAGTAAAGAAAAAAGGTTGATTGTGTTGGGAGTTACCAGGATGGAATATCTGAATGCAGACAATCAAAAGTTAAGTCGAGAAAATCAGGCGTTAACCAAGATAAATGAGCGCAATGTGTCATATATCGCACAAATTGAGCGCGAATTGAGCGATATAAGACAAGTTAATGAACGAAACATCGAATCAAAAAAAAAGTGGCGCAAAGCCACTCTTTATTCGGTTGGTCTTAATGTTACTTTTTTAGCTTCATTAATCGTTTTAAGTAGATAGCAAAATCCAACGCTTCCTCGTAAGCATGATTTAACCATTCCTGTTCGCTTAAATTAGCTTTATCCACAGTTACACCGTACTTCATCCTGCCCATCTTTTCACGCGCAATGAGATCGGTTATCACTTCTTTGTAAATATCACTTTGGCAGTGTTCAAAGTCATGTGTTATATTCATTTAATTTCAATTTTAGGTTGTGTTTCTTTTTGTTTACGGATAAATTCGGTTAATTCGGGAAGCATCCAATAGCCATAGGTTGACATTTCATAAGTGAAATCATCAATCTGTTGAGTGATGTCGGGCAGTATTGCCCCATCTGCGTTCCACAATGCAGTGATTGTCTTTCCATGTTCGCGCTGGATGCTGTCGTTCAGTCGTTTCAATAACATTTTTGTTTGATGATTATAGAACCATTTAATTGGTTCGCATTCGTCACCTGCGTAAATGGA